ATTTCCGAAACAGAGGGGGTCAAGTCTAAATCAAGGTATATGGGGGTTTAATGGAAATCGTTACCCGACTTTGGTTTCTTTTTCAGAAGTCCGAGAGCCTGAGCGCGTCGCACGTTCTCTTTGTGTGTAACCCATTCGAGGTTGCTCACAGTGTTGTTGGTCTTGTCAGCATTGATGTGGTCAACATCTTCGTAGTTGTTAGGGTTCGGTATGAAAGCCATTGCCACCAGCCGCGATACCTTCATTGTCTTTGCCGTGTTGTCAAAGGACAGGCTGACGTAGGCATAGCCGTTCTTTTGGATGGTTATCTTTCTCAACCTCTCCACACCCTTGATGCGCTTCACACGTCCGAGGTTGCTCACTTGGTACTCGCCTTGCAACTCTGGCAGGTCGCGCCACTCTTCACCATCCAATGACTTTACACACTCAACACCTTCGAGCAGTTGATTGATACGATCTTCGTCATCTGCCCACGCGATAAAGTACCCGTGCACTCGGATATTCTTCTCTTTGTTGTAGACTGACTCCTTCAATTTGTTCTGTGATGTGTGCAAGTATCTGGCAGCAGCACTCACGCTTGGCAGTTTCAATACCTCGCAATCCTTCACTAATGCGACAGCCTTTGACTGACCGTCGTTGTTGTAGTGCTCCAGCGTTCCCCATTTAATATTATCAGCACGGCAGTTGCCTTTGTCGCCATCCTTATATATCTGATATTTGAATTCGTTCGGGTTGGGCACGAAAGCGTGAGCCACGGCCCAAGCGACTCGAATGTCTTTGCCCTTCAGTATCACAATGAGATTGTTACTTGCATCGCGTTTTGTCTTCAGAATCAATCCGTGGTCGTTCATTATACGTCCAAGGTTGGATACAAGGAACTGTCCCTCATATCCTTTAACTGGTTTCCATTGTTCCATATTCTTTCTCCTTATTCGTCTCATAGTTCGGGTCGAGCCACGAGGCGTGGCGGTCGGCTGCCCTGACCTTGTTCTCATGCACCTTCTCTTTTGTATGGCTGCGGAGTTCCTGGTGAGTCTTGATGTGGCAGGGCACACACAAAAGTTCGATGTTGTTGACGTAATCGTATGCCAGTTGCCTCATCTCATCCTCTGTCCGGGCTGTCTCCACAGGTTTGATGTGGTGGCAGTCAACGCCTGGCGTTATGTAACCATCGGGCAGTACCCCTGCCGCTATACCCTCTCGGCGACACCGCTCACACAGTCCGCCTGCCCTCTGCCACACAATACGCTTCACCTCCGCCCATCGTGGAGAATTCAGTAGTCGTTGGTATCGTTTGTCTCTACTCATAGTCGTCATCGTTAAGGTCGTTGAGTTCTGAGGGCTCAGGGTCATGCTGGTGGTGACAGCCCTCCCAGTCCTCGGTGGTGTAGTCAGTGATGTCCGGGGCAATGTCATCGAAGTGGAAACGCTGGTCACGGGCCGTTGAGTCCGGTGAGCGGTACTGCTTCGCCTTTGTCTTCTTGCCGTAAGCCACAAGCCTGCCGTTGTCGGTGTGCTCACCCATGCCGGGTAGCTCGGCGCGGAACACCTCATTGATCAGCCGGTCATGCTCGTTGTCTATCATGTCAAGCAGCACCTCGCTCAGACTGTTGCACTGTTTCTTCGCTCCCATGAGACGGAGCCGGCGGTATATGCCGTGCATCGTGACCTCTGTCACTCGCTCCAATATAGTGTCAACGCACTCCGTCTGTGTGGCGTTGCCAAAGAACGGGCGGTCTATCATCACAGCTCCGAAACCCTTACGCCCTTCCTGCTCCAGGATAAGGATGGCCTGAGCCACCTTCAGACGGTTTGGGTTGGCGATATTGAATGCCTGCTGCCACCCGGCATCGCTCTCCATCATAGTGAGCAGTTTCTGGATGCGAGGGTCAAGCTCGTGCATCGGACTCGCTGCCCTGATTACAGTATAGCAGAACCATTGCAACAGATGATAGACATCCACTTGCAAGGCATTGCAACAGGCATCCAGCACATCCGCCATTGCGGGGTCAATCTTTGTGCCTGCCACTTCAAATCGTTTACTGTTATTCTTCATTGACTTCTGTTAGGTTAAATCGGTCGATTAGGGTTTTGATTGCGGGATTATCTTTTGCTATTTCTCCTATGCTGATAACGGGCATTGTGCCGGTCTTGAGCATTCGGATTACCACGTCGGCTATGTCTGCCTTGTCACCGTCTTCCGGCTTCCACCATTCTGTCACGGCTGTGACGTTGTTACTCATACGGTCGTAACGGAGGTTGGCTTGCTTGGCTCTCCAGCGGTCTATGGCATCGCGGTCGGGGTAGATGATGATGCGGCGATGCTGCTTGATAATAGGCTCCAGCTTCTCACGGCTGAGGTTCTCGGCACCTCCGCACGCCATCCATATCTGTGTGCCATGGTTGCCGTAGGCTATGGCCATAAGTATAGCTGTCTTCTCGCTCTCAACTATATTGACAGCTGCGTGTGGGTATCTGTTGAGCAGGTGAAGTCCGAAGATGCAAGGCTGGCATTCCTGTTTGTCATCACTCCATTGCGGAAAGCGGTTGTCACGGAAGAGGATCGAGTGTATCCAATCGAAGTTGTAGCGGCTTTCCTTGTCGCGGTGGCCGTCAGGCTTGTAAAGCATCATCTTGCCTGTGTGGACTCGCTGTTGCTCATCTATCTGCCAGAATATTGTGTGTCCGTATTTGGAATGTCCAACGTAATATTCAGCGAGTACTTTCTCTACTCTGTCGCGCTGTGTGGCGTTCCAGGGTAATGCCCTGATATACTTACAGAGGATGTTGTCTGTGGTGTTCGTATGTGATGTCACCATTCTTTCTGGTAGTACGAGCATAGGCAGTGACGGTGGTGGCGGTGGCAGTGGCGGTGGAAAGTAGTCAAAGGGAACATTGTCGGTCTCTATGTTGTATTTCTTTCCGAGCCATCGGAGTGCGTCTGGGTATGACATCTTGCCGTAGTCCATGAGGAATTGCACTGGTCCGCCCTTGGCTCCACAGGTGAAGCACTTGTAACAGTTGTCCTTGGGATAGATGATGAAGTTACCATCGTGACGGTCTTCATGGAACGGGCATAGAGCTGTGTAACGTATGCCGGTCTTACGAAGTTTCAGGAAGTCACCAACCACATCAGTTATCTTGGCAATTTTGTGAAGTCGCTCCGCGATGTCGTTTGGTATTCGTGGCATATTTTTTATATAAAATGGAATTACTTCTATGTATGCTATAACGCGCGTGAGCCAACGTCTCCGGCTCGCTGCCCCCGCTGACCCTCGCCCCCTTCTTGGCGAAGGGGTCAGTTGGGGCAGTTAGCCCGTTGGCAAATGCTGACCCAACGGCATTTCTACCATACCTATGGTATGGTAAGGATTTTGGGTCAGCATTTTTGAGGTCATTATTTAGAATGGCATAACGTCTAACATGTATGCGCCCTTTTTCTTGATTGCGCTTTCACAGAGGAAATTGAGATTGAGGGCTGCGTCAAGGTCTTTCTGCTGGATTGCATGGTTCTTCTGACCGCCTATGCCCTCAAATACTTTTTTCTTTATATCGGCACGACTCATTGGGAAGTCGTATGTCTCTAATGCCTGCTGGAGCCACGCACGAATGGTTTCGGGATTATCAGCTTTCAGGTCTGCGATGGCAGCTATATTACCTACTATCTTAGGTATGCCGAGCATGCCAGCGTCTTCTACTATCTGGAATTTCCAGTCATCGAGGTCTTTGCCACGGGCATCCTGCTGCTTGACAGTGAAGGTCACTCCGCTTTGTGTCTTATTCTTGACACTTATTAGCGTATCACTTACCTTGTTACCCAACTCCGTGCCAGCCCATCCACGCATCTTAATATCATCGTTGTCACCGCCCGCCCTGGGGTTTTGGTGAAGGGCAAGCCATATACACATACGGCGTTGTTCTGCCAGGGAACCTAAGTGGTTGAGTATGCCTGTGGCGGTTTCCTCATCGTTGATACTGGCAAGGAGATCACGGAGACCGTCAACAAATATGATGTCGGGCTGTAGTATTTCAATGGCTAACTTCAACAGCCGTATGCGGTGCCGGAATGGCGGAGTGCCGTCGTCGGGCATCGTCTTCAGCCAAAGAACATTGAAACGCTCGTTAGGCTGCTTCATATCCCAATCGCATAACCAGTGGACACGTCGCAATACCTTGGCTGAGTTGAGTCGTTCCATCTCAGTATCAATATAGAGTACTTTCGGTTCGTGACCGAGATACTCTATTGTGCGCTCTGGTACTTTCAATCCGGGAAGATACTGGCTTGTGCGGCCTCCGCCGTTGCCGAGTATCGCAGCCATGAGCTGTGTCAGTACGAATGACTTACCATTCTTTTTCTGACCGCTGATAGCCTGTATGCCTCCGAGCGTGGAGAATGGTACGCCGTTGAACTCCAGCATATAATATGGCTCCGGGTAGTCTTCTCGCGGATCGAGAAGATACTGCCGTAACTCTTCCATCGGTGGAATTGGTGGAGGTAAATTGTTGTCGTGTTGTTTATCCATTTTTCATAGCCTTTGTCAATAATCCCGGACTCAACATGCTTGCTGAGTCCGGGGGCGTTAGTTAGGATAATTAGTATGATTAAAATGGGTCGTTTGAGTCGTCTGTATTGGTGTCACTTTCAGGAAATGATATTTCGGCTTCCTGATGCTTGGGTCGCTCAAACTTGTAAAGCATCGGCTCATTATATGCCGTCTTACCATCCTGACTCTCTCTCACGCTATGGCCAAAGCCGATTAACACCTTCTCGCCTTCGCGGATATTGTATTCCCTGATTTTGTCGTTGAATAGGCTGAGTTTGACCTTATCGCTGTAGCGGTCTGTTTCTCGCTCATAGTATTCAAAGATGAAGTCTAACTTGCTCCACTCCTTGCCGGTCTTGGCCGATACACCTGTCTGAATGGGATAGACTTTGTTTATTCTACCTGAAAATTCCATATTGATGATATTTATGCCAGTGCGCTGCCTATGGCAATGGCTATTGTTAATAAACTCGGAGTGATGACCCCGTATATAAAAATCTCTTTCCTCGTGAAGTGCTCTTTCTCATAGTCCTTCAGCATAATGTTCATAAATTCTTTCATAGTTGTATGTTTTTTAAAATTGATATTCCTCTGTGTTTGATGGCTTGGAACATACGACGGCACGCAGCCGACGGCCACATTAATATCCTACGAGTGTAGGAGACCTACACCGTTCTCCCACCTTAAGCACTATTGCTGTTTGTGGCAGTGGGGTTTCTCCATTCCGTAGCCTTCTACGGGCATCGGTAACCAATAAGCAATGAACTCTCTTGCAGGTAGTGCGTTGCACGGTCGCCAGGCGTGTTCGTTTATCCCTAACGGCGATTCGGGGTCTTGCCTGCGATTAAGTAATCTTACACACACAAGGACTTATGGGCACGGTCGGCAATCCAACGCTGTATGCGGTGCTTGGGATATGCCCAACGTGAACCGATCACCTTGCCTTCGCTCTCGTCATATACTTCCAGACGTTCACGGGGCACGAGATGACCGTATCGCTTTAGCCAGTCCTTGCTGAACATGCCGAACTGCTCGATGAGCTGGCCGGATGTCAGCCAGACCTCATCGTACATCTCCATGCGCTGCTTAACTGCTCGTTCAACAGCAGCACAGATAGCCTGTCTTGTCAATTCGTCGATTTTCATCACTTGATACGTTTGTAGGCAATCGTCAACGGCTCGCCTGTGTCAATACGCTCAAAGTCCATGTCCTCCAACCTTTTCATTGTTGCAAACTGAACTCTGCCAGTCTCAACAGCCTTGGCATTCGGAAGAGTGAATACACCAGTCTGCCCTATTTTCAAGGCTCTGATGTCGTTCCTTGATACTCTTTGTGTTATCATAAAATTACTTAATTTATTTTGTTTTTAGTGGCGAATCCGGCAAAAGTACCCTATATTTGCAAATGAGATAGAAAGTAAATGCGGAATAAAAAGCCGCAGGGTACTCTTGTGCCCGGAACGCCATTTAATTACTTACGGGTGCAAAGATAATACTAAAAGTATAAAGTTACATACTTATGGTGTATATTTTAATAACTTTTAACATTATTGCTATGGAGGAATACACTAAAAGAGTAAACCAAGCATACAGATGGTTGCTGTGGCTTGGTGTTGTGGATGATAAAAAATCATTCGCTGAAAAATTGGGTAAAGAACGGTCTAATATTACGAGAATCCTCAATGGTAAAGGTTCCGTAACTCCCTATTTTATCAATGTTATCCTTGAAAGTTTCCCTGGTATCTTCAATGCCGCATGGTTAAAGACCGGAACAGGTGAGATGCTTGTTGACAACAGTTCATTCCCGACTTATACCACGGATGTCAGTGGCAGTGGTAGTGGCAGTGGTAGTGGCAGTGGTAGTGGTAGTGGTAGTGGTGCCGATGTCGCTGACAAGCCGATGGCGGAGATATATTCTATCTTCCGCCTCGATGTCGAAATGCTCAGGGATGAGGTAAGGCAGAAATACTCCGAACTGGAACGGGAAATCAAATTAGTGAGCGATGATCTGACTAAGAAAATTGAAAAAATAAAAATTGTCAGGCATTACCCGATGGAATCCGGAGCATTTCAAGAAATCAATAAAGCAGCTGAAGAATCACAAAACCTCGAAGATTAAAGCGGCAGAGTTCTTGAAGAATAAAGCGGCACAAGACCCCGAAGATTAAAGCGGCAGAGGTCTCGATTTCCAAAAATCACTCCGTTTTGAACTAAAAAAATCAAAAAACCTTTACACAATGTTTTACAATAAGCCACCCCCAAAAACGCCCGAAATACCCACAAACCCTCAATGACCCCACCATTTCCACCTAATAAACCAAACGGATCACTCTAATTAAGAAGGGTTTAGGTCGGGAAAACGCGGAAATCTATTACAAGTGGTGATTTTGAGGCACATTCGGAAATATGATGTTTTTCCGAATGTGTGGGTATTTTAGCGAAAAGGTGATGTGTGTTTTACCAATGTTTTACCATTTTCAAGGGGTGGTAAAACAAGTTATTAACAAATGCTAAAATATTTTAATATGATTACATCTAATTTTGTGTGGGACTGGCGAAGGCGTGTCAGGGCGAATGAGCCTGGAAACATTGACCTTCGCGTGACATATAACAGGCGTACTATTTATATAGGTATGGGCGTGAAGGTACGCAGGAAAGAGTTCTTAGATGAGCATGTGGTGGGGCGTAGTGACGCTGAGGAGCTGAATAAGGTTCTGGCTGCCTACCGTAAGAGGATGCTGGAGGCTGCCACGTCGCTGATTGAAGCCGGTGAACCGTTGAGTGGTCAGGCTGTGCGTAAGCGAATGGATGCACTGGCTCAGGTCGTAGCCGTGTCGCTGGAAAATGATATGATTGACTGGATGAGCAGCCAGGTTGAGATGCTGAGACATAAACAGGGTACTATAAAACATTACACGACGCTGATCAACAGGCTTCGCGAGTTCGGAAGGATGACGAGGTGGGATGACCTGTCGGTGGAGAATATCTGCCTGTTTGATGACTGGCTTCATAACATCACTTGTAAGCAGTCCGACGCTGCCATCAAGTCCGGCAAAAAGCCGTCACGCATCAGTGACGGTGGTGTGTATAACTACCACAAATGCCTGAAGGCGTTGCTTAACCGTGCCCTTATCTATGACAAGATAGTACGCAACCCCTATGACCGTCTGCGTGGTCATTTCAAGCGTGGTGACCGGGAACGTGTGGAATACCTGTCCAGAAAGGAAATTGCAGCCATCGAGAGCCTTCATCCTGTGAGCGGCTCCATGATGTGCGTCGCCCGTGACTTGTTCGTATTCCAGTTGCATACAGGCTTGTCATACGCTGACACCCAGTGCTTCGATATTTCCAATTACAAGGATGTTGACGGTCATTTGGTGTGTGTCGGCGAGCGTGTCAAGACAGGCGTGCAGTATGTCACACGGCTGTCGGATGAGTGCATTGACATCCTGAAACGCTACAGGTGGAAGCTGCCGCGACTCGGAAACTCTGACTACAACAAATGCCTGAAGGCCCTGGGTGCTGCCGTCGGCATAGTCAAGCCACTCCACTCCCACCTTGCCCGCCATTCCTTTGCCACGCTGATGATGGCTGGCGGAGCCTCCGTGCAGAATGTGTCGAGGATGCTCGGACATTCCAACATACAGCAGACGCTGCGCTATGCCAAAGTGCTGCCTGAGTCGGTGCTGGCTGACTTCGACAAGGTTAAGTTATAAACAGAAACGGGACAGGTCTCTTCGCCTATCCCGTTTCCTTTTTCCTTGCCGCTGCATTGATAGCGTCCATTTCACGCTGGAACTCCAGTGCCTCTTCGTCGCTGGGGATGTCATCACCGTCGCTGTCAGATGGCAGTCTCAGCAGGTCTTCCGGTTGTCTGATGCCTGCCTTTCTGAGGTCGTTCATGCCATTGTGTAGGCCCCAGAACGTCATCCATCGTGCCATTACCCACTGGCTTTCCTCCCGTTTCCGGTAGCCTTTGATGATGCGTATCGTCTCCCAGTGCTGGAGGTGATAGAGAAACGTCTCCCTGTTTATTCCGATTTCGCCTACGAGAAGTTGGTATATCTCATAGACGCTCAGGAGTTTTTTTCGTTGTCTCCTTCGCTCTTGGTCTCTTTGGTCTCTTTGGTCTCCGCGCCTTTGGGAATTTTGTACCACTCAGCCCTGAGAAGGCTTATGACGCGGAATGCGTCTATTAGCTCCTCCGGCGATGCCTTATACAGCAGGTCGGTGTCCTTGACAGGCGGCTCATCATCCCATCTCTGGTAATAGGAAAGCATGGCAGAGAGTATGATTGCAAAGAGGTGTTCGGGATTACTGGTGTCCGCCTTCTCGAGGGGAACGCCTGCGAGTTTGTAGAAACTGAGTTCGGTTGCATAGCAGTAGGCTACATTAACCTGCCTGCCGCAGATGGTTATTTCTTTCGTGGTCATAATTTTGTGGAATTGATAAAACGGTTTCTAAAACCGACCGCCAGCTGTGCGAGAACCAGCTGGGCGGACGGAAACACATAAAGAGTTAATGAAGAGCTGAATCAGGCTCCAACTGTGAAGTCGCCGTAACCGGCGAAAGAGGAGTCATAGGTTGCCACCTGTCTGTTGGGAGCATTGAGAGTGAGATTGGTTATCCTGGCCATGCCGGAGGCTATGGTGGTTGAGGGGGTGCGGTTATTGACACCGCCTGCGTTGGCGATTTTCCAGTATACCAGCGTTTTGTTCTCGTAGTATTCCTGCAACGTGTCGAAAGTCTGCTCTTCAACGGTTGACGTGATGGTCTCGTTGGATTTATAGAGTGCATTTGACGAGATGTCATATGAGTAGCCGGTGGGCTCTTGCACCTGCCATGAGCCTTCCGTGTCCTTGGTTGTAGCATCTTCGAGAGAGAGGCTGCAATGGAGCGATAACGTTTTAGCACCGCCAATAACCTTATTCGCCATCGCCGAGGGACTTACATACAGCCTGACAAACTGGCCTTTTGTATAGGTGTTGCTAACTGCGATAGCCTCGTATGCCGGGTCGGTTGTGAAGGTCTCCAGCGGTGATGCGCCTGTGAATTGGAGCGACTTAGCGGAGTTTTCACGGTCATTGAAATTGAGTGTCAGGTCATTCAAGAACGCCTGGCCGTGACGGGCTGCTGCGGTATTCTCCGGTGCCTGGTTGTTGGTGGTGCCGGTCTCGTCCCACATCAGCGTAACAGGCTCCATTGCCTTGAACGTTGTGAGTATAGCGGCAGCGTCAACGACGTTAAGCGACTCCACGCTCACAGACCATGCGAGGCTTGTCACCTCCGGCTTGGAGGAACCGCCCACATCATCTTTCGTGCTGCTCTCATCGGTGTTGGCTGTCAGGTTGATTGTGCATGACGTGGCCATGCCGATGCACTTGTATTTGCTTGCGGTCTCGTCGTAAATCAGCACTCTGAAGTTCTGTCCTTTTAATCTTGCCATAATTATTGATTTTAAGGGTTATTATTTTACAATGTCGATTTGCATAGTGAAGAGTCCGCTCTCAGGGTTCTGACCAACAGCACCAACGCCGTATTTGCAATCCGCCGGGATATTGTTGACCATCTCTGCCAGTTGCTCCCTTGTGGAAGCAGAGAGTATTGCCCTGCCTTCCTGCCGGAGCTGGTTGACGAAAGCAGAAAGATCGCCTTCGGTGGCCTGCTCATCGGTTGTCTCGGTGACGATTGGGGACTCTGTGTTGTCAACGATGTCGTCGCTGACCACTTCATTGTTCTTCTTGCTCATCGTCTTCTAAATTATTGTCAACGATACACTGATAACTGACCGTGCTAAAATAACAGGGCTTAGTCCAGTCCCATGCCACTCCGCTTGTCTGCACGTTGAGCAGATAAGGCACGTCTTCCTCCTTCATGGTGGAGATGTAGCGATATACTGCCTTCCGTACCTGCCTGATAAGCTGCTTGACCTGTTTTGGTGACCTTGCCCCGACTTCTACTGATGCCTGCACCCGGTCTTCGGAACTCTCCCACGTGTTATCCTTGGTGGTCTGGTCATTCGTCAAACCGTCATCGCTTACGATGATGTAGGGCAACGGGGTGTTGTCCTGCTCTTCGGGTGATACCTCGAAACACGTTGACTTTATCCTGCCGCTTGTGACGGTTATCAAAGAGGTGTCCGTTGTGACGGCATTGTAGAGTATTTCGTCAAGGTCAGTCATAGTGTGTCGTTGAGTTGAAATGTGTTATGCGTTTGTGTTATACTACTACCCTCTTCCGGGTGCCGACGGCGGCACAGCCTGTTGCCATTGCATCGGAGGCCGCCGTCAGCGGAACTATGATTCCCGAAAGAAAGTATGAGCGAGAGTTTAGAGGTCACTGTCAGAGACAGGGTCTGTCAGCTTAATCAGTACGAATGCCTGTGGCTTGTGCGGGTTGTTGTCGTCACCACCGTTCACGAGGCGAGACATTTCAACCAGCGAGTAGTCGACACCCATGCCGAGACCGATAACGTTGCGGTCGAAGTTCTCTTGAGAGGTGCCATCTACGTTGAACTCGATGCCATCTGCATAGACCTGCTCGTTCAAGTAGCCGAAGTGACCGATACCGATGTAACGGAAGTTTTGGTCTTTCGTACCGATACCTGCGCTATTGAAGGCGTAGTCGATGAACGGAGAGAGGTGGTAGCGGTATCCTACACAACGGCCATCCTGCACGACGGTGCGGTTGGAGTCGGTAGTGTTAGGAATCAGCTTAGTGAACTGGAGGTCAACCTCAGTAGTCTTGTCCATGATAATCTCCGGCTCACCCTCAAAGCCCTTATCGTAGAGCTTGGCAACCTCCTTGGCGAGGTTCTTGCCGATATTCTCGTCAAGAGCGAGTTCGACAACGGGGCAGTTGGCAAACGGCATGTCGAGTTTGTCGTACTCGCCGTGGCCATAGACGTGCTGTGCGCGGAAGATTGCCCAGCCCTTCTGGAACTTATAGGTCAAGAAGGCGATAATGTCGAAAGCGGCCTGAGTCACAGCACGACGGCTTACAGGAACAGAAGCAGCAACGCGCTGGGGGTTGGTTTTCATGTTAGCGAAGTCCAGAGCCTGCTCAGCCACCTTCGTTACCTCACCCTCGACGGTGAATTTCACGTCGTTGATGCTGTAGGGGATGACTTGAGTTCCGGTCACGCCAGTCAACATCTTCAGATCGTCAGGCAGTTCAATGCCGGGCACCTTGGTGTCGATGATGGGCCTAATCTCCACGGGGATCAGACCGCCTGCTTCAAGGTTGGCTGTGGTGTTGTTGTCGTCGGTGCCGGTGACGATATTGGCGAGGATGGTGGTTGCGTTAGCTGCACGCTTGTGAGTGTAACAGTCAGCAATCATATCGCGCAGTTCCTTTCCCTTGTCCTCGCGGCTCTTAATGGCAGCAAGCTCGATACCAGAGGCCATAGCCTTGGCACGGGCTGACAGACCTGAACTCTCGCGTACCAGTGCATCGTACTCGATGTCCTGACTGCGCTGCTCGGCCTTCAGAGTCTCCAACTCACGCTTCTGCTCGTCGGTGATAGTACCCTTCTGCTCCTCAGAAGTCAGGGTGCGTATTTTAGCCTCACGCACGTTGGTCTTCTCGTCCATCTCATCCATCTTGGCCAAGATTTCCATCTGACGCTTCTGGATGTCTGCTTTTGTCATTTTTGCCATGATAAAAACGTTTTTATAAAGGTTAATAATTTAGTGATTCTATGTCGATTTCACAGCGGCGATGCTGGGCACGCAGACGCATTGCACGCTGCTCACGGAAACGCTGTGCCTGCTCTTCCAGAGCACGCTGCTCATCATCCTTGTCGTCCTTGTCGTCGGGCTCCCCGGTGGTGTCATCATCCTTGGTGTCGTCCTTATCGTCCGGATCTTCGTCGCGCTTCATGTCATCATTGGTGTCGTCCTTGTCGTCCGGATATTCGTCGCGCTTGTCGTCATCCTTGCCGCAATCGCGCTTGTCGTCATCCTTGTCATCACCTCCACACTCACGCTTCAACTGCTCTTCGATAGCCTTTTCTATGGCATCGGATTGATCCCGGCTGACAACTGTGGTCTGGTCATAGGCAGGATGGGTTACGATACTCACGTCATATAGGCCGGTGATACGCTTCACGTGACGGAGCCACACCTCCTTACCGTCCTCAATGTCGTTGGTACGTTCCAGGGAGACTCCGTTCTCGGTGTCCTCGTAGTCGTCGGAAAATGCGAAACTCATGCCGGTGATGTCACCGCGCCTGATGAGTTCCAGCGTGTCGTTGGCGTTGTTGGTCTTTGGCAGATCGCAACGGCAGTCGATGCCGTCGGCACGAAGTGCAAGTAACAGAGTGTCACGCTCCGGGTTGTTACGGTAACGCCCCAGCACATTCACTACATCGCTGTTATGGTTCAGGTTAAGCACTACGTCTGACTTCTGGAGCAGTTCGCGGCTTATGCAGCCAGGTTCCAACACCTCATAGACCTTGCGAGTGGCTGACCACGGTGTCAGGTTCACGCTCCGCACGCCGAATACTATCGGACGGCCTTCTATCTCGCGGCTCTCCGTCTGTCCTTCCTGTGGCTCACGCAACTGGAGGCCGCAGGTCTCAATGGGGAAGAATCGTGTCTGTTTCATTTTCTATATTATTTAATATTTCGTTTCATTATTCTGGCAGAATTGCGCTCCGGGTTTACCGCCCTTCTGCCACACTCACCGAAGACTATTTTCCGGCTCTGCTCCATGATTTCGTCTTCTATTTCCTTACGCTGTTTCTTTGTCTGTTCGTCCATATCCTTTATTTCTGATTACCTTCATCCTCTTTCGGGTTTTCCTCTGCCGGCAGGGGGTCTTTCGCCGGCCTGCCGCCACCTGCCACGTCGCGCAGTTTGGCACTGCCCAGTTCAGCCAGGTTAGTCAGCACGTAAACGATGTCGCCATGCTCTACCCTCGGCATATCCTCGGCTGCACGCATCTCGTTGACCGTCATGATGCCAGTGCGGAGCATACTCTCGTAATATTTGGCCTTACGCTCAGGGTCCATTTCCATGAGCGGCTTCTCGCAGATATGAATGCGATAGATGCCGTAGTTCTTCAGCGGGTCGCCGTTGGGTCGTGGAATCAGTTTGCGGGCAATCTCCTTTTCATTGCCCGTCTTCTGAGGCAGTATGGTACGTGTGTGGAACTCCATCGTTGCATTCTGATAGTCGTTGTAGTGGCTGTTGGTGTCGAGCATTACCAGCGGGCGTGGAACACCGAAGTATCTTGCCACATCATCATTGGTGCCACCCAACTGCTCAAACATCTGCATTTCCTGGGCGTTCATACTGATGTTCTGCACCTTGTCAAGACCGCGTATCGCCAGCACATCCTGACCCGAATACATCTTCTTTTGTAACTCCTGTGCGTACAGGTCCATTTCGGTCTTGTCGAACATACCCCTTGCGATAGGACTCAAAGCCCCATCCGCCTGTTCACCTATGAGCAGTTTCACGCGCCCGCCCTTGCCGGCTGTCTCCAACGACTGCTGTTGCAAGGTACGGTTGAGCGATAGAGTCAAGATGGCGTACTGCAATGTCGAGATGCCCCAGATGCCGTTCTGATAGCGGAAGGTGTTCGGGAAGTGTAGCACGTCACGGCGAGGCACGTTGACCTTGGTTACATAGCCGTGGTCAGTCAGATAGACTATGCTGCTGTAGTTACCCTCGACGATGTTGTAACCGCCCGTCTTGACCAGCCACAGCCGTAGCGGGTAATCGAACTCATCCCGCTCCACATAGACAAAGCCATTGCCGTACAACAGGCGGTTAATCTCCACCAGCCGCCACAGGTCAGTGGCTGTCATTATCGGGTTAGGCTCTTCCTGGAGCAGGTAATTCATGCGCTTGCCAAGGCCGCGCATATCCACTTTGTAGTTATCCTTTTCAAAGTCTTTCTTCTGATATTGCACAGGCATGACGCTCATAACGTCGGACCTCAGACGTACAGCCTGATAGACGGTGCCGGTGCAAAGAGCCTGCTCCGGCCCGCGAACGTAGTTGATACGCTCCTGGAATGATGCACCCGTTACCTGTGTGCCGTTGTCAGACGTGGATGATGGCACACCTGGCACACCGCCGATGGGTGCCGGGGCTGCCTCTCGGAGCATAAGCTCTGCCGTTGGCGGTGCCTGTCTGAACAGTTTACTGAAAAATCCCATATTCTATCTACTTTTATTACTCGGATAATAACACGTGCAGGGTTTACCAGCGAAAACGGGCGCGATATAGTGTGTCTTCTGAGGTATCGGCTTGTCGCTGTTGTGGAAATACCACTGCATGTATCTTCCGTCGGTTACTATATCCTCGCTCACTGGCAGTATCCTCATGTCGCTGAAGAACCTGTTTATCACGGCTGATGTCACCGTCTGGTCAATGCGCTCTATCCTGCCCTGCCCTCCCATGAGTGCGAGCAGGCAGAAGGTGAGGTCATTGACGGCATGGTTGACCTCCGTGTCTCTCTGTATCTCAAAGCATCCCTGATACAGCCCGCGCTGGTTGAGCTTGTACCCCATACGTTCCATTGCCTTCATGCACTTGGCTGCCTGGACGATGGAATAACCGCGGGTCTGACACCATACGTTATACTCATCCGGTATAGAGTTGCGGTGGGGATGTATCATAAGGCAGCGGTCATAACGACCTCGCTGAAACTCACCAATGAAGGGTGCCAACGGCTGCCGTATTCCTATGCTGCCGTCAACTCTCATGACGATGGGTGTCTTGGCATAGCGGAATGGGTGGAAGCGCACCTCATAGCACTTGCCGAAAGGCGAGAGTCGTGGCATAGGGTCGTGGATCACCTGCCATGTGTCGCTGTGCAACTGGGCATTGTCGGTAACGAGAATGTAGTCAGCCTCCGGGTCTTTCTCCCCTATCTCGTGTAGTCGCTCATATCCGTTGAAGATGTATGTCAGTACCGTGTATCTCATTGCCAAAGGTTTTTGTGTTCGTTAAGCCAGGACTGCTGAGACTGCAAGTCGTTTTTTTGCCACGATCCGGCACCGTAGTGCTCTATCATGCTCTTTATCTTGTCACGGCTGATTGCCTTGCCGTGGCACTGCGGCTTGAGACGTTTGATGTCGTCGAGGAATGCCGCTCCGGTGTCCCACCAGTTACGCTTATCCACTCCTTGATGGAGAGCCCACGCCCTGTCAGGGTCGAAATACCTCGCACCGCCTGCAATGCACATCGGCACGTTTATCCAGCACAACAGCGGCAAGAGCCTCGGTATGCGCTTGGCAGTGACATACGACACATATCCGCAGCAGCACTGGTCATCCATGAACATCCAATCGAAATTGTCCTTAATCAGTATATCGGAGTCCATGAGCATGAAGCCGTCGGGTATCAGTTCCCATAGTTTCTGCACACTCATCATGTGGACATCACTGCCGAAATGACACCCCTTGGCGCAGCCTATCCTCTGGTCGCGCTCCGGGTACTTTTCCAGTTCCTTCCCGAAGTTGATAATCTTTCCTTTCCGGTTGTTGAAAATCTTCACGCCCTTCATGCGCTTAGTGAACGGTCGTGCATCGCTGTTGTCGAGGATATACACCTTATATTCCTCACCGCCATGCTTGCGGATGCTCATGACAAGGGCCTCCGTAAGCTCCGGTGTGTTGAAATGTACTATTGCTACGTTTCTGTTATTCATATCATTGATTACTTGTTAGCGGAACACGTGCCGTCGATTATCTCTGTTGCAGTTATCTGTATCTGGTTTAGGTGCTTGTCGCCGTTGAACGATTGTATCTGATATGTCCTGCCGTCACAGGACAGGCGGGAGTCACGATTTACCATGTCATTCCACAACATGCGGAATACTACGGTGTCGTAAGCATCCAAAGCACCCTCACGGAGCGACTTCACACCCTTGTTCCATGTGTAGGATGCCCAGACGGTACCTGTGGGAGCGTAGTCCGTCGTTTCACCGAATCCCGTTGCCGTAACCTTATTCAGGATGGTAACACGATGGTCCAGCATTCCCGGTTCATAGCCTGTGTTCATATCCGTATGATTTAGTTAAACACTCTCGTCTGCCACCTCCTCGAAGTTCCACG